CGTTGACCAGAGCAGCTGCACAACCCATATGGCAAGTGGCACAGTCATGGTCCATGCCCGTCGATTGGGGTGAGTTTTTGCTGGACTCTTGGTGGTCAACTGACGCATGGTCATGGGTGTGATGACCAGGGTGCTTGGCAGTCACACTGGTTTCGTGCTCGCAATAGCTTGCCATTGCTGCCCAACTGAACTGCAAGGGCAACAAAACCAGCAAAAAAATCGCTAAGTACCGTCTCATAGTTTAAATTTTAGCGACTCAAATTTTTCAAAGTCACCGGGCATTTATTTGTCCCCGTGGAGGTTGAGGTCAATAAAGAAGGATTCAGATGCTTTGGCAAGCGCTCCAATTTACGTTTATACAATACGACTTTTCATTGTTTGCAAATTAACAATAATTTGTGGCTGGCCGCTTTTGGCCGAAAGCAGCCCATCCCTTTGGATGCACCAACCCACCCCGCTGAGAAAAAATGCTCAGCCAACCGGTATGAATTTTTCAGATCGACTTGATAGATCCTCGGGATCGAGCAACCATGCGGCTTCATGGAACTAACGGAGCCCGCAGCATGCAAGCCCATACTCAAGAAGAAATCGACTCAAGGACTGAACCAAGCCCTATGGCCATCATTGGTGCCATCCTCGCCCAGGGCGCTATCAGGTGGATGGATCGGCAAAAGAGAGATCAACAGGTTGCTCAAAAAAGCAGCAAAGTCTCTGCCTCCCGCCTGAGCACTAGACCCGGCAGCACTTTGCCACCGCCGTAAACCCACCGCCGTAACTCCTGCGCCGCACCTGGCCAGTCACGCTGATTGACCCGCCTCCTGAGCGTTGATGCCTGCAACCGACCGGTCCCGAGGTTGAATGTGAAATCCACAATGGCCGCAAGCCGTTCCTCTGGCTCACTCGCCAGTACAGGACAAAAGCGAAGCGTTGCACTCAAAGCGTTTGCCATGTCGGCAGCAAGATAAGACTCGCCCTCTTCCATGGTGATCGGTAGATGCTTGGCATCGCAAAGATGACCATACCCGATCGTCCAAAACCCGGCGGGGCAAATATATGGATATGCCCGTCCTGGATCACTTTTGGGCACACGGCAGAACCCTTCGAACCGCTTAGCCAAATCGATTGCTGCCTGGGGCACTTCGATCATGGTCGAACTTTGTCAAACACGCGGCCCAAAAACCAGAAGTTCAGCACCCCAGCCCATAGCGCCTGATCGGCTTCAGTCCAAGCGTGCAGAACTGCTGTACCCCAGTCGGCACCGGCAGACAAAGCCGCCGCAAATGCTGCCGTCTTCGCCGCACAGTACAGCGCCATGAACCAGTATGTAATCACTGGGCGCACAGAGCTGGACAGCGCATCTGCCCATCCCAACCCAGTTTTTTCGCCCTGGGCACGCACGGCATCGCGCAGAGTTTCGATTGCGCCGGTGTTCCAAGCGCCGTTGGCAGCCGCACCTAGCTCGGACATGCGCTGCGCACCACGCAGCTTTTCAAACTCGAGCGCCTTGTCCTGCATGGCCAACTCGTGGCCACGTTCACCTTTCCGGTCGAACCACTTCAGGACTTCAGGAGCCAATCGAAACGCACCGCCCAACAGCCCACCCAATAGTGTCTCAATCATTGGGGACCTCCCATCAGCCGCAACTTGATGGCGATGCCGACCAACAGAGCAGCCAACACACCAGTGGTCAGAACCTTGACCGTGGTCTGCCAGACCGTTCGGCGCGCTTCACGCCATGCATCGATAAGACCCCGCAAGTCACGGATATCGCGGGCAGCGTGCCCGTTCTCAAGGCCAAGGCAGGCCAAAGCGCGCTCAGCTCCTCGCTCGGCGGCGCGGGTGAGCAACTCATCAAGATCTTCAGGGCGCAGGTTCAGGATGTCAGCGTTTTGGGTATTTGTGGATTCTTCTGTCATGGGTATCTCCAAAAAAGAAAAACCCGCACAGGAGTGAACCTGGCGGGTTTGAAATAAGAATTTTTATTGTTAAGCGGCAACAACCGGAACGGGGAATGGTTTGCGAGTGACTTCCTCCCCTTTGGCATTGGTGTGTGTAAGTCCGAAAACATCCTTTCGAGCCTCTGGGATGTCTCCTTCTATGAAGACAGGCACCAAGCCAGTCAGAAACTCAATTCCAGACGCAAAGATTGGGAGTGCATCGGAATAGGCGTTGTTACACGAGGCTTCCCAAAGCGGCCCCTCCAAGAACATGCACGCGCCCTTGCAGATGTGAAGCACCGGACACTTTGGACACTCATCGCGCTTCGACCAATGCGTTGCAGTCCGAAGCTCAACAGAGGCCAGAGAGCTGACGTGGCCAATGCGGTGGCTCTCACCGTTAGGCGCAGTTGACTGCGCGCTCACGTTTTGGCAGGTCAGCACATTGCCCCGGAGATCAACTGCGATTGCTTCAGTACTATCCATTCCACACTTTTGCGCCAAACTCGATGCGAGTCGTTGAAGGCGAATCGAGTTAATGAATGATGCAACCCGATCCCTTGCGCCAGAGACCCTGTCTGCTTTACCTTGGCGGATTTCCTGAAATGATGATCGACGAAACGCATGGGCTTCACTGGAAGGTAGCGAGAGCGCGAGCCCGCCTGGGTCGTAAGCATCAACAAAAGCTCCTTCTGCGATCATGACCTCAGGGTCTCCGGTCAGTTCGGTAAAGAACTGCTGAATGGCAGCTCGAGAAATATTTGAGCGGTTGAGCATCGCGTTAAAACTTACACGACCCTTTGGAGCAAGCCGCTGATAAAGATCCATGATGGCAACTCGCTTTTCAGGATCATCCAGTGGATCAGGGCCTCGAACATGTTGGCCAGGGCCATCATGAGAGATGCCAACACTGAATTCCATATCGTCCAGCCATTCGTTTACATCCGCATTCAGCAGCGAACCGTTGGTAATCACTGAAAAATGGGCGCGGGGATACTTTGCGCGCAGCAGCTGGGCAAGTGGTCGCAATGTTTTGATGTAAACAAGTGGCTCTCCACCCCAAAACTCAATCCGCTCGGGGGGCAAAGTTACCCACTCATCAAGGCCATCAATGAAAGACTGCACCTCAGCGGGATTCGTTTCAGCAGCGCGCGGAACAAATCGCTGCGAGCAGTACTCACACTCATAGTTGCAAGAAAGCCCAAGAGATATCTTCAAGACTCGTGGGGAATCCTTTTTTGCAGGGGTGTCTTTGCTGGTTGCGAATACATGATTGTTTGCAGATACAGATGCAAAAGATTTCACAACTGGTTGCCCAGTTAGCGAATCGGTCAACAAGGAAGTCTGGTTGTCGTAGCAAAGGGTTGGACCTTCCCGCCCACCAGGAATTAGTGTGTGAATCAAAAAAGTACTCATAACTTCCTATTCGTGAGAAAGAAAAAAAGATCAAGCGATTTCCATTTCAAAATGAATCTCGACACTGGGCTTTTCAGATCGATAGACATGGCCGAAGTGAACTAAGTGGCTTGGAAAAATTAGCAATTGATCTGGCTTTGGATCAATGAATCGGACCCTTTCCTCAATCGGTAACCCCTTGGTCCCGAAAGGGCCAACTGGGCTTTGAAGAACTAGCGATCCGTTGTGATCCCCACACGCATGTTTGGGTTCAGCTGCGGCATCAATCCAGTAGATGGCAGACAGCGCGGACGGCTCAACATGCGGAGGGACAAAATCGCCATCAAACTGAACCAATTCGCGACCGGTGATGGATGCGATATGGACGCCAAATGCAACTTCTGCAACCCTAGAGACCATTGCAAAGAGAGCCTCAAAAACCGGCTCTTGGACTGCCAGAGACTCCCGAGTAGCCCTAGACCAGGGTTTCCCGTTCGTGTTGTTGGCCCGGTATGCGGCCAGGGCACGCTCGCAGAGAACGCTGCGTTCACGTTCAGATATGCCCAGTTCCGTTACGAGGACTGGGACCGCAAACAGCGCTTGCAGCATCAGACGACCTCAAGCGAGATGTCGTCCACCCCGGGAAAGTACTTCCAGCCTGCTTTGATGCGAACCTGCTCACCTGGGCTCAGACCAGTGGCAAATACAGGGACGGCGGCAGTGCCCTGAATGGTGGTGACCCTGGCTCGAGGTAATACACCTGAGACCGCTTCCAGATAAACGGTTGCCTGCCTTTCAATCGGCTGCTCGGCAGCATCCTCAAGTTGAATAGTGATCGTCGCCTGGCCATTGGCTGCGATGGTTGAAGGAGCCGACAAACGCAGGTGCGGGAGCAACAGGGTTCTGTGTGTTCCGCTTGAAGCTGCTTGGCTCCACTCAAGATCCAAATCACCGTCAAGTGAGATATCAGCGTCGCGGCATCGCTGGTTCATGTTGACGGTCAGAAACAGCTCGTCGTCCGTAGCGTCGGCAAACGGCACATTGATTCCCAAAATCAAACTCTGCTGCGACATCGTTGCGAACTCTGTTGCTGCAAGTCGTGCAGGAAGTGTTGCCACAAAAAGGGAAAAGAGCGGTCCAAGACGTTCTTCTTTCAGCGCTAAGAAATAGCACTGGTGATCGCACCAATCCGGGCGATTTCTGAGTGCGGATAAGTCAACTCGTACTTCTTTTTCTTCGGCATCAAAAACTGGTAATTCATCGGAATGACTGGTTCTTGCCAGCCGATATCGAGCGATCAGCAGTCTGCTTGCTTTGTCGTGCGTGATGTGAAGTTGGTGAAAAGCATAAGAATGGAGTAACGCGTTTCGAACTGCAATGACCTTCATGATTTCCTTCCTCAGCAGCAGCAATCGCAAGCACAGTTGCAATTGCAGTTGAAGTTGTACCGAACTGATCGAAGTTGAATTTGGCTTCCGTTATCGATCAACTCTGTGCGAACCGTCGCAACGTTGCCACTTCCATAGCAGTTAATTGGCACCTCTGGGATGCAATTACCAGCATTACCGTTGCAATTAACAAGGGTCGGAGCACAGTTGGATACCGATGAAAAAAAGTAGTCGTGCAACCATCCATAATTTGCCGTCCACATGGATCCGCCGTTGTTCACGTACATGTCCCAGTTGCCGTCTGACTTCAAAAAACCCATCAGATTGCTGTTCACATGCAGCGAGCGTGTCACGTTGTCCGTGTCCTGCATGTTGATGGTCGGAGAGGTGTTCTGAATCGTCAGATTCCCCGTCATCGTGTCGCCGGTCTTAGCGACGCGGCTGGACAGATCAATGTTGACAGTCGCATTGCCCGCAGCGTCAGGCCCGGCTCCGTTTACCGACCTCACAAAAGCCGTTGAGTCATAGCCATCGAGCTTGTCGGCATCTGAGGCTTTGGCAGTGATGCCAAGGTATGTCGCGTTGTGGTTATGAGTACTTGAGGCAAATGCACTAGCGTGCTGACCATCAAGCAGGTCGGCATCCAAACTAGTCCCCGCACCATCAACGGTAAGGAGCTTCGCTAAAACATCGGCAGCGGTGTAAGAAGAGGCATTGAGCTTGGTCGCGAACTGGGAGTCGATCCCACTGGACAAGTCCATGATGAAACGCCAGTTATCGGGGTTGACTCCGATCAACTGGTATAGCTTCAATTGATCTGTGCGGTAGCAGAGCATTCCAACTTGCTGGTTTGTAGTCGGGAAAGTGGTTCCGCTATTGCAAGAAATTCCGGTCTTGTCGTTGTTCAAAATCTCAATGAGCGAATCTGAAAGCGAGCGCGACGACGGAATGTCGGTAAAGTTTTGCATCTAGTACCCCTGTGCAATCCAAGTGAAAGAACCGGCAACTCGAGTGCCGGACGTGTTTTCCAGAACAGCTGTAAAGCCGCCTGTTGTGATGGAGCCAACTAGCCGCGCTATTGCCACGACCGTTCCTCCCTTGTGGGTCATAGTCACTTCGGGGGGAACTCGAAATGAGCGCGTGAAGGTAATCGCGACACCGACAGCTGCGTCGGTAATTTGAGCTGTTCCACGATCAAAGATGTCGGGTACGTCCACCGTTACTCTCAGGGCATCAATGAACCCTCGGTCTGAGTTTCTTGAGTTCAAGATCGCACGAAATAAAGCGCGCCGGTAGGTGTAGTCACCCTGAATGAAATCTCGAAAGTCGGTGTAACCCGGTGGATGTCCAGACTGAACGATGGCTGAAAAGTCATCTTCAGTGATCTCACCGCTGGCAACAATCATGTCGCTGATAACGCCATTGGCATGCCTGCGGTACTGCTCGGCAAGAAGTAACGCCTCTCGAACGGTCAGCCTCAAAGCTTTTCGCAGTGCATCAGATACGCCGAAACCATCAGTGAGGTTGCGCCGGTATGCCACTGTCCTGCCCAGGGCCTCGCCAATGGCCACGGCTTCGGCAACTCGCTTGATCGCTTGGCGGGTCACCTTGTCGGACGTGCCAAAGGATTCGGTCAGTGGCTTTCTTACCTGCTTAGCGCCTAAATCGCTAACGCCGAGGCCTTCGCTAACTCGCAGGACAAAGGCAATGAGGTCTGTGTAGGTTTCAGCAAACGCAATCGCCTCTGCAACCTGCTTTGTGATCGCCCGGTCAAGACCGTCGTTGAGTCCAAAAGCCTCAGATCTGTTTTTAGCAATTAACTTTCGAATGGATTCAGAGACGGGCAGAAATTCAGCCAGACGCTTAATGCTGTTTTGGCGGAGTGAATCGGACCATGCAAGGCTTTCATTGTTGGTTTTTGTGAGTGCGTTCGCCAGGTAGTCAGCAGACTGAAATGACTCCGCAATTTGCTTTTTATTGTTCTTTGCAACGCCTTCTGCAAAGGTCATCGATTCAACACAACGCAACACAAAAGCGATGAGGTCTGAGTAGGTTTCAGAGAACCCAACCGACTCAGACTCACGCAAGGTAAATATGTTTTTTCGCCCTTCTGAAATTGGAAGGCTCTCACTAGAACGCTTTGTCCAGCTTCGCGATCCAGCCTCGATGAAGGCAAGCGTTGCGGCTACAGCAATGCTGTAAACCGCAGGATAGGCTGCAGTCCAGCTTTTGCCTGCACTGGCACTTGACCATGTGAATCCAGCCGAAGCCCAGGTGTATCGAGACCCCTGGGTTTCAGTAACCGTCACCGTTTCGGGCATGACGATCAGCTCATCGTGAAGGTGAAAACGGCGGTCAGGCTGTCATCAGCACCTTTATTGACCACAGGGAACACCACTCGGTCAAACATGATGCCAGCTGACGCTGCGTTGAATACCCCTGCCTCTGTGATTGCACCGGTCCCATCACCAGCCAGGAAATCAGCTGTGAAAGTAAATGTTTTGGTGCCAGCAGTATGGGCGTAGGTCGCAGCGTTGCGATCGAGTTCTGTCACCAGCGCCGACTGTGTTGCTGCGGCTGCGGTAGTCCCTGTGCCAAGGGCAATGAATCCCATCACGTTGGGACGACTGACAGACTTTCCAATGGCATCGGCAATAAAGTCGAAGCCCACGTTGACGATGATGTTGTCCTTGTGAACAGTTTCAACCTCGCCGTTAGAACGGTGCACGATGAGAGTCATCGCGCCATAAAGCTGCATAGATTCTTGGATCATAAAAGTCCTCATTTAAAAAAAATGACGCCGCCTCTTGCGAGAGCAGCGCCACGGTTGGGTGAAATTTGGTTGAGCTAGATCTAGTACAAACGCAGGCTTGTAAAGGTGCCGACCGGCGCTATTGCAGCGCTCGCCGAATCGATATCACCACCCATTCGTCCTGCAAAGAGTCGGCGCTCGCTGGCCGTTTGACAAACACCAAGACAAATCCGGTCCGTAATGGATACAGAGAACGCCACACTCACTCGCCTTGCGAGATGGTCCTCCAAGAAAAAGGAGGCATTTGAAGCGTCATATCCCACGAGCAGTTGCCCCGATGAGCCTGTCGCGGCCCAGATGACACAAGTTGTAATCTCAGAAGGCGCAAACCAGAATGACGTGTGAAAGACGTCTGGAATGCTCACACTCCAAGCGACTCGGGTCGTGTCCTTGACCATCAGCCCGTCCCCATAACGACCTGCGGCGTAACTCACGCTTGCTGCTTGGCTTAGCAACGGGTTACCAAGACCGTTAGTGGAACCATTAAGCCTCCAGCCGTAAATTTCTCCGGCTTGCAGCGCATCTTCACGCGCAATTTGAAACCGCGCATCCACGTTGGCAATTGCACCGTCATATGCCCATTGGCGTTTGGCAGCATCACTTGCCCAAGGAAAGTTCGCCTCCAGCCATGTTGTACGGTCATCAACCGATGCACCCAAACTGTTGAGCAACGTGTTCTGAGCACGGATGGGTGAGACCAAGTCCAACTCAAATAGATACTCAGCCGTCTGAGCACCAGTGCTCATGCGCAGCACATTGCGGCCATTGACCGAGACGACCGATGCGAAGTGCTTGGTACCAGGAAACCCTAGAGCCTGCTCATCGCGTGCGAGAATTAGATTTGCGTTTTGGGGTTGGGCCACCACCGTCGAGACAAAGGTCGGCGTGTCGCTGTAAATCCCAGGTGACGCAATTGCTTTGATCCAAAACTTACGTTCGCCATCAAAACCGGATGGCAGCGTGTAGCTGGTGGATTTGACCTCGGCAACAAATAGCGAAGCGTCCCAAGCCGCCCCTTCGCGTAACTCATAGCCCACCACCTCTGGCTCAGGGTTAGGTTGCCAGCGAAATTCCAAACGATTGGCCGATTGCACAACATCGAACTGCCGAACCGTACTCGGAGCAAGTAAATTCAGAACAAAGGTTGTTACGTGCGCGCTGTAATTTCCAGAGGTATCAATCGCACGAATGTGATACGGGTACTGACCTGCTGCACTTTGATCATGCAACATCTGAGTACCTGACGTCTTGGCCACAAGTTGAGCGTCATCCCAACCTGGCCCCACACGCACCTCGTATCCTGAGAGGTCAGCATCTTGCAGTTCATCCCAAGCAATCATCAAGTCTGAAACTCTGCGCTGGACCGTAAATCCAGTGACGTCCGATGGCGGCAACGTCTTACCCAGCACTACCCCGCTGAGCGTTGCGGGAATGCTCTCCTTACGGGTGATGCCAATGGCTCTCAGACTGAACTCGTACTGCCCCTCTTGGGCGTCACGAATTTCAGCGTAGTTTGCGCTGGTCAGTGGCAGGCTTACGAAGTTTCCGCCTGCGACCCGATAAGACAGGCGGTAGGCAATGGCAGTTTGAACCTCGGTCCATGAGACCTGAACCAAGACTTGAGCCTGGTCTTTCACCCTATAAAGACTCTCTTGCATTGCCAACCCCGTAGGCGGTGGAGGAATGTCCGAAAGAACAGTAATCGAGCGTGGCTGAAGTGCCAGACCTTCTTCAATCGCTGCGTATTTGCTTGGGTTGTGCGCCAGTGCCGTTACTTCATGGACACCCGGATCACGCTCAGCGACAGACACCACCCTAAAAAGCTGCGGCTCAATGATTGAGGATGCCAACATCCAAATTGCATCAACTTGGGGGACCGAACTGAACGGTATCGTCACTGTCAAAGTGCGACCGGATACAGGCCCCACCAGTCGCTCCTCGACAGTTCCATTCGGCAAAACGACCGAGAGTCGCCAAGGTAAATCAGCTGGCAACTCTTGGTCGAGCGTGACAGTGCTAGCCGTTGCAGCGGCGGTCCGACCACCCAAGCGCATACCGCCGCGAACAGGATCAGCGACCTTGATGACGTCGCCTGGACGCACCACTGCACCTTCAAGGCCCGTTCGGAAAGTGACAATTTCTGAATCAGATTGCTCGGAGAACAAAAGCCACTTGCCCACCCGGTGGGCTTGACCTCGAGCAGTGCAACCGAGTGCAACTACATCGCTTTGCACAATCCCATAGCGGGCGATACCTGCGGCATCTTCGACATATTCAACCTTCTGACGGTAGAAATCATCTGGATCATTCCAGGTCACGAGCGCCACGGTGTGACGAGCTTTAGCTGAAGACCCTTGGTAGGCAAACTCTCCGTCCACCACGTTGCCGGGGGCGAACTGGTAAACCGCATCACTGGGTGCGTCCTGCGTGACAGTGATTGCTCCACCCGACCAATACACCATGCCTCGAAAAATCGAGGCCATGTCCTGCACGACCTTGTAAGCCTGCTCGCGCGTCTGAAGATACAAGTTACAGGTAAAGCGTGGCTCAAAGCCCCCAAGCCCGTTAGGAACCAACTGGTCGCAATACTGCGCCACTCGGTAAAGCGCCCATTTGTCGACCTGTGACTCAGGGATGTATCCACCCAAGCCGTACCGGGTACTGGTGACCAGGTCATAAAAACACCACGCAGGGTTGTCTGTCCATGCGATTTTGAAGTTTCCGTTCCACACGCCACTGTAGGTTCGTGTACCAGGGTCATAGTTCACCGGCACACGGACACGCAGCAGTTTCATGTCGTAGCTGCGCCGAGGGATAGCCGAAAATTGCGAAGCATCTACCCTCAACGCAACCAAGGCGCTGTTGGGATAGCGCAGCTTGCTCTCAACAACTTCGGTGTAGGAGTCAAGGTAGGTCTTGTTCTGGATGGCGCTGGAGGTTGAATCCGCCGTGACACGCCGAACACGAATTTCCCACGGGCCGTTACCGGTTAGCGGCACGTAGTAACTGCGCTGGTACTTGGTCGTGGTCTTACCTGAGATCGTGTCGTTTATTACTTCGACAAACCCGCCGCCGCTGACCTGCCGATCGATGGAAAACGATACAGCGCTTCCGTTCAGATCTCCATTGGTCGTGTCTTGGTTGGTCAGTTGCCCAACGCTCACCTTAATCCTGACTGCGTCTACATCAGGATCAGTGATTGAGCGAACCACAGGCTGGCTCGCCTTGATCTCAACGCCAACGGGTACCTCGTTTTCGACAGAAGAGAACCCAGGTACGTAGCTTTGCTGCTGTGTGCCATCTCTGGTCTCAAGCGTTACGCCAGAAAAATTGGTTGTACCGTCGGCGTTCTGTATGGGCGTGTCGTCCAGATATACCGATTGGAGCCCATCGACCAAGCCCTCAATCTCTCCCTCGGAAATGAGATCAACAACCCGTGCATAGGCTTTGGAGCGTAAGCTGTCAGGCGCTTCTTGGGCTACGCGTGCGCTAGCACCTCCGCCCCCTTTGCCTCCACCTCCTGCGCCGATGATTAGTTCAGTCATGCAGGAATCTCGTCGACATCAATACCTGCACTGATCACAGCCGAGCCCACAATCAATCGACCATAACCCACAGGCACGGGGTGACCCTGTGCCGTCGTGTTGACTGCACCGTTGAAGCTGTAGCTTGGCTTGTTTTCTGGACGCTCAGATGGTTCAGTTGCTTTGGGTGTGGGTGCAATCATCTGCGCAACACCGCCAAGAATCATGGCTGTGCCCACCGAATAGAGCGTGGCCTGAGACAGAAATGCACCCGATGCAGCCCAGCCAAGTGGGTTCCACCATGCGACGGCAAGCAATGCTGCGCCAAGCAAGATTTGCCCCAAACCATCTCCGCCAGCGCCAGACAATACCGGCGCAATCGTGATGCGCTGGGAGCCGGTGGGCTCGTGCAATCGCTCCAAGTTAAGGGAATCTCGGCCAGCAAGCACCCGGTAGCCAACCCCGCGTTCACCGGAGGCAACCAACTCCCGCTCAAAGGTAGGAAAGTTGGCACTAAGCGCGCGAATCGCTTCTGCGGCTGATGAAATGGCAAGGGTATGCCTGCGCCCAAAGCTGCGTCCGAGTTCACCGAGAAGTATGACTGTGACCATATCGAATGACGTGCGTTGTAACTTTTTGCCAGTACCCACCGTAAATATCGCGGCTGGAAAGACGTCCTTGCAAGTGATGCAGGATCAGTCCATCCCCGAGATAGACGGCAGCGTGATTGGGAACAGGCGAAGCAACCTGCATCAAGATGCAATCGCCCATTTGGATTTCTTCTGGCTTCACTTGCGTAAAACCTACTTTTTCGAAGTTGTCGATGTACAAGTTCTCACCACGTTTCCACCAATCATCAAAGCGCACGAAGTTTGGAAGCACAACCCCACGCTCCGACTGGAACCAGTCCCGCAGTAACGCGTAACAGTCAAGAACACCGTGAGACCATTCACGCCCCACAAGCGGTGCGACATAGCCAGAAGGCTGAATTTGCGCCCATTGACCACTGGGAAAACTGATGATGTGCCAAGGCAAACCACTGGCTTCACAAGCCACGCGATCGGCCTGACTCGCTGTCGGAGGTAAGCCCGGATGGCTGTGCACCACGCCTACGATCTGCCCCCTTGAGTCAGCTTGTGCGAAGTCCTCGGGATGAATAACGAATTGATCGGTGCCCACGCCGATGTTTCGGCAAGGCACATACACCTCACGGCCACGGCGGATCACAAGCAAGCCACAAGATTCGCGCGGATACTCCTCGCGGGCGTGATCCATTGCCAGAGACTGGTTCTCGCTTTGCATCAACGAATCAACCCAGCTGCGGGGAAACCGCCGAATGGAAGCTCAGCGTTTTGTCCAAACCGCACTTGGCATGAAGCCAATCGCTTGCCACAGATATCCTGAATGCTTGAAACTACCGACTGATCGTTAGCGTTGAAATAATTTGAGCCTGTGTAGCCACACTCAGATCCCCGGTAACGCCAGGGACATACGTTTTGAACGATCTGCCTGCGCGGCAAAGTTACGCCCTCAAGATCAAATGAAGCCGCGAGTTCGAACTCAACAACATCTCTAGTCTCACGCGACTTTCGATCCACGTAATAAATGTCATCGGCAAACTCCGCCAAAGGGTCAGCAGTTGGGTTTGATCCACCGGAAAAATTAACTGCGTCAAGGTATTTGGCAAGCGTTCGCTTGCGTGTGATCTTGGCACCCACCAAGTCCTGATAGGTCAGTACAAGCGCCGTAATGGCTCCAGTGACGTTCGCCACGCGCAGACGAGGCCTTGGCACCTGGCCATTGCCGTTGAACTCGAATCCCTCGACCTCAATTGGAAATGGTTCGTAGGCGTTCCCCTGCCAGACTACGCGCTGCTGCAACGCATTTGTACCTGCATGAAAGCGCACTGGCCCCTGTCCAAAGATCGCCAGATCCAAAACGAACAGCTCAATGACACTGCTGGGTGCGAGCTTTTGGATTTCCGAAGTGATGGCGACAGCAGTCATGAGAGATCAAATACCTGCTTAAAAGTTGCTCGGACAGATTCAATATTTGGCTCGTCCACGGAACGACTCCATTCATCACAAACAAACTTAGCAGGCA